GTTCGTTTTATTATTGAAGCGCTTGATGTTGATGAAGATGATGTTTGTTATTGTGCTTTCACTGGCAAGGCCGCAGAAGTCCTTCGTAAAAAAGGTAATAAAAATGCTTGTACTCTTCATAGACTTTTATATGAATCCATTCCAAAACCTGAAGGGGGATTTTTCAGAAAACCAAAACCCGTCTTAGACTATAAAGTTATTGTAGTTGATGAAGTAAGTATGGCGCCTAAATCATTAATAGACTTACTTTTTAAACATAATATTTATGCAATATGTTTAGGAGATCCAGGGCAGCTACCGCCAATAGATAAAGATGAAGATAATCATTTGTTAGATCATCCGCATATATTTTTAGATGAAATTATGCGGCAAGCACAAGAATCTGAAATTATTCAACTTACAATGAAAATAAGGAATAATGAACCTATTAATTACTTTGATGGAAAAGAAGTTAAAATTATTCCATATTCTCAACTTAATACTGGTATACTTCAATGGGGAGATCAGATATTAACCGCAACAAACGCAATTCGTCAAGCTATCAATACTCAAATGCGACAGTTATTGAATTATCCTAACCATCCTGTTGATGGAGATAAAATGATTTGTCTTAGAAACTATTGGGAAGATTTTAGTGATGATGGAGATCCGCTTATTAATGGCACAATAGGAATATTAAAAAATAGTTTTCAAACATGGAGAGAAATTCCTCGTGTTGCAAAAAGTAATATTAAAAAATTTGATATATTAATGGGAGATTTATCTATTCCAGATACTAGTGATATTTATAATTTAGTAGATATGGATTATAAAATGATTTTAACAGGAAATAAATGCTGTGATTGGAAATTATCTTATAGATTAGGTAAACTTCGTTTTAGATATGGAGATATAGTACCAAAAGAATTTACTTATGCGTATGCAGTTACCGTGCATAAGGCCCAAGGAAGTGAATGGAATAATGTTGTCGTATTAGAAGAAAATTTTCCTTTTGATAAAATTGAGCATACTCGATGGTTATATACAGCTTGCACGAGGAGTTCAAAGAAGCTAGTTCTTGTGCGTTAAGGTCAAAACCAATTAATTGCACTTGTACTTTTTTTATATATAATGAGCAAGTGCAAAGGAGGTTTTTTATGGCACGATATATTGATTTAACAGGACAAAAATTTGGAAGATGGACTGTTTTGAATATTACTGATAAAAGAGCAAAAAATAGATCTATAATATGGCATTGCAAATGTTAGTGCGGTAATGAAAAAGATGTTGATAGTTATACTCTTAGATCTGGTCAGTCTAAATCTTGCGGATGTTTAAATAAAGAAAAAGTTGCATAGAGATGCAAACAGACAAGATTAGATTTAACTGGAAAACGCTTTGGAAAATTAGTTGCATTATATCCAATTTATAGTGGATTAAAAAACGAACATACTAAATGGCATTGTAAATGTGATTGTGGAAATGAATGCGATATTGATATGGGGAATTTAAGAAGTGGTAAATCTCAATCATGTGGTTGTATTCAATCAAAACAAGAAGAAAAAATTATTCAATTATTAACAAAAAATCAAATTTTATTTAATTATCAATATCAATTTAATGATTTATTAAATAAAAAATTTGATTTTTATGTAAATAATTCTTATATTATAGAATTTGATGGGGGTCAACATTTTAAGTATACAAATACAGGATGGGATACCAAAGAACATTTTGAAAGAACTCATAAAAATGATTTAATAAAAAATAAATATTGTTTTGAACACAATATTCCATTAATTAGAATACCATATAACGCAAATTATACTTTTGAAGATTTGAACCTAGAAACAACACGGTTTTTATTAACACCAGAAAATGAAAAGAAATATTATACTAATGAGTAAAATTAATTTAACTGAAGAAGAAAAAATCAAAATTGGAAAACAATGTTGTAATTGTGGGAAAAAAGAAGATTTAGAATATCATCATATTATACCATTATCAATGGGAGGCAATAATATTATTTCTAATATATGCTGTTTATGTTATTCTTGTCATTCTTTAATACATTTTGGAGAAAAGAAAAATATTAATCATTCAGAAGCAACAAAAATTGGATTGCAAAAAGCTAAAGAACGAGGTGTAAAATTAGGCTTGCCTAAGGGTACAAAATTAATTACTCAAAAATCTATTGAAGCAAAACAAAAAATAATTGAATTAAACTATGATTTTAATGGAAGTTTATCAAATGAAGAGACTTATAAAATAATAGGAATTTCAAGAAATTCATTTTATAAATATAAACGTGAATTGAAACAAGAAAATAATATTTAGTGAGGTAAAATATGCGAGACGTAATTGTTTTTATCAATAAAATGAAAATTGTTTTTGATCTTTTATCAGATGAAGAATTAGATATGTATAATGATATTTACAATAGATCAACTGAAGAATTTATTTCATGGATTAATCAAAAGTATGAAGAATATTTACATATTATAAATAAATTAAATAAGGTTAAAAATTAAAATGAAAAACACAATAAGAACAGACTTTAATAATAATATTAGAAATGATTTCATAAAAAAGCATCCCTTTTGTCAATATTGTGGGTTACCAGCTGAACATGTTCATCATTTAATCCCAATTGCTGCTGGTGGAGATAATAGAGAATCTAATTTAATTCCATTATGTTTAAAATGCCATGGTTTAATTCATAATAAACATTTTAATAATAATTGGAAAGAATTACAAAGAATAGGAATAGAAAAAGCTAAAAAAGAAGGTAAATTTAAAGGAGGCCAAATTAAACACGTTTGTAAAGAAAAATATTTTACTTTAAAAGAAAAATATTTAAAAAGAGAAATAAATAAAGTTCAATTTGCTAATTTATTAAAAGTTAGTAGGCCGACTTTAAACAAAATTCTAGAAAAAGAAGAAGAATATTTAAAAGTGATGACATAAAAAATTTGACAAACTCAAAAATTTTTGATATAATATAATTGAAAGTAATAAGTATGGTGAAAGAGAGGTATGGTCCAATGGGAATGTAAGACTCGTAGCTTGATACCTTGACAATATAGGAGGTATACTCCAATGGACATATGAACTAATATTTATTTTTTCGAGTCAAGTGGGGCAACTCACTTGACTTTTTTATTTTATTATGTTATAATATTTATATAAAATATAATCATTGGAGGATAACAATGAAAGAATTATTAATGAATATTTTAATAGAAGAATATGAATTAAATATTTTTGAAAGTGAAAAAATCGCTGAAAAATTATTTTATATTTTAGAGAATGATTTATTAGAATGGGATAAAATAAAATGTAAATGGGAGATAATTTAATGAAAAGATTTGAACCTCATTCTCACTCAGAGTTCTCCAACATACGATTATTGGATTGCATTAATAAAATTCCAACACTCATTGATAGAGCAATCGAAATTGGATTATGCGGTATAGCAATCACTGATCATGAATGTCTTAGCGGCGCTCCACAAGCAAATTTTTATGCTCAAGAAATTTTAAAAGAGCATCCAGATTTTAAAGTTGCATTAGGAAATGAAATATATTTAACTCTTGGTCGGCATATGGGTCAAAAATATTATCATTTTATTTTAATTGCAAAAAATAAAACTGGGTTTAGAGCATTAAAAGAATTATCTTCAAGGGCATGGATGAATAGCTACTGGGACAGAGGTCTTGAAAGAGTTCCAACAACTTACGATGATCTTGAAGAAATTGTAAATAAGTATCCAAATAGTTTAATTGCAACTACTGCATGTATTGGTGGAGAGCTTTCTTCTCAAGTTTTAAATCTTATTAAATCTGAAAAACATAATGATAACATTGGTATCACCGAAACCCACAATGATATTGTAAATTTTGTTTTATGGTGTAAGAAACTTTTTGGAGAAGATTTTTATATTGAATGTGCACCAGGCAAATCTTCAGAACAGATTGCGGTTAATAGGCGTTTAAAAGCAGTAGCCGCCGCATTTAATTGTAAAATGGTTCTTGGTTCAGATGCACATTATCTTAAAAAAGAAGATAGATATATTCATAAAGCTTATCTTAATTCAAAAGGTGGAGAAAGAGAGGTAGATACTTTTTATGAATATGCATATCTTCAAGACGAAAATGATATAAAAGAAAATATTGCTCCATCTGAATTAGATTATAATGAATTAGTAAATAATTCATTTGAAATATATAATAAAATTGAAAATTATAGTATTGCACATAAACAAACTATTCCAAAAGTAAAAGTTAAAGATTATCCAAAACAAGAAGCATCGTGGTATTCATCAGATTATCCAACATTAGAAAAAATGTATAAATCAGATGATATATATGAAAGATATTGGATTCATGAATGTTTAAAACAACTTATGAATAAAAATCTTTCAACTAAAGAATATTGGGATAGACTTGAAGAAGAAGCTGACATTAAAAAAACTATTAGTGAAAAACTTGAAACTAATATGTTTCGTTATCCTATTGTTCTTCAACATTATGTTGACTTATTTTGGGAATGCGGAAGCACAGTCGGAGCTGGTAGAGGATCATCTTGTTCAGGTTTAAATCATTATCTTTTAGGTGTAACTCAGCTTGACCCAATTAAATGGGATCTTCCATTCTGGAGATATTTAAATAAAGAACGTGTTGAATTAGGAGATATAGATATTGATCTTTGTCCTTCTAAGCGTCCATTAATTCTTCAAAGAATAAAGGAGGAACGTGGTGCAAACTTTTCAAGTGAAATTGATGAACTCTCAAGGAAGAATCTTGGATGCACTCTTATAGCTACCTTTGGAACAGAAGGAACAAAAAGTGCTATTCTCACTGCTTGTAGAGGATACAGATCAGAAGAATTCCAAGATGGAATAGATGTAGATACCGCACAGTATTTATCATCATTAATTCCAAGTGAAAGAGGATTTCTTTGGCCTCTTAAAGATGTCGTTTATGGTAATAAAGATAAAGATAGAAAACCCATTACAACTTTTATTAATGAAATAAATAAATATCCTGGTCTTTTAGATATTGCAATGGCAATAGAAGGAATAGTTAATAAAAGATCTAGTCATGCTTCTGGCGTTATTCTTTTTGATGAAGATCCATATGAATTTGGATGTTTTATGAAAACCCCAAAAGGTGAAATAATAACTCAATGGGATCTTCATAAATGTGAAGCGTGCGGTATGACTAAATATGATTTTTTAGTAACAGAAGTGCAAGATAAAATTGTTGAAACTATTAGACTTTTACAAAAATATAATAAAATTGATAGTAATTTAACATTAAGAGAAGTATATAATAAATATCTTCATCCAGAAGTCATTCCATTAGAAGATAAAAATATATGGAAAGCATTACAAAATAACAGTGTTTTAAATGTTTTTCAGTTTGATTCAGATGTTGGTTCTCAGGCTGCAAAGAAGATTAAACCAACTAATATTCTTGAAATGGCGGATGCCAATGGTTTGATGCGTCTTATGACCGCAGAAAAAGGCACAGAAACACCAATGGAAAAATATATTCGTTATAAAAATAATTTATCATTATGGTATCAAGAAATGGATCGAGCTGGTTTAACAAAAGAAGAACAAACTGCGGTTGAACCATATTTTAAACAATCTTA